TGTTTGCTCAAAATCTAACTCAAGCTTAAGAGATCCTATTGATGAGATCCTTGAGTCATAGTCAACCAATGAACCAGATGCCATGTCCCATGGTGCTTGTGTAGGTATGTTTGAAAAGAATAGTCTATAAGTGACATACACACTTTTTGTTATTGGATTTGCACCATCTGTGAGTCTAACAAATAACTCTGATGTCTCAGGTTTAAAGTAGAACTCACCAGGAAGTAGAGCTTCACTAGATGCCATTGAAAGATCTGTGCCATCTACTGTGACATTGACAACAAAATAATTAACTGATTTTTTATAGATTGATCCAGAGACTAATGTGAATAACTTATGTTTTTGCTTTGCCTCTATGTGTGCAAGTAGAATTTTTTGAGATCTAGTCTGTTCGATGTAGTCATCATAAGTCATTATGCGAACACCGTAATTGAAAAATAACCCACAAACCCACTAGGGATTGATGTAACATCAAGTCTTAAAACATCATTAGCAGAAAATGCAGATGTTGAAAGTGTGCCTGCATTGCTTGTGTAGTTTGGATCTGTTGCAAAGTTTATTGTTGGCAATACTGAAAAAATTGAAGTCATCCCAGTAGGATTTGGGGATGTATTTTTAAGAATGTCTATGGTTAGATTTCCTGTGGTCACACCATTTTTATCCCAGACCATAAGCTTAACAAATGAGATCAGACCTGATGTTGGTGAAATAAAATAACTAACACCTGTAGATGATGCGATAGGGGCAACAATTTGGATCACCTCAGAAAAGACTTCCAAGGCCCCACCACCACCGCCACCAGATCCTATGTCACCATCTAAGATGGCATCATTAAGAGTCTTGTTTAGACCATTGGCCTCAATATAAACTGCCCGATCAAGGATTAAACTCATATGCTATAAGCTACCTTAAGTTTATCACCTGCGATAAGTGACAACATGTCCCCTGCAAATGTTAATCTTGTGACTGATGAAACAACACTTAAAGTGTAGTCATCACCAGGATGTTGTGGTGGAAATCCCTTAGGTGTGACTTCAATCACATCCTCTGCTTCAAATGCTAGGTCAATATAACCATTTGTGACATCCCCTGCACTCAATGTAAATGTTTGCACATTGATGTCTGCAGATTGGTTTTCAATGAATGTCTTAACAGATGAAACTGATGGTGCTTGGTCTGTTTCAGATCCTGCCATTGAGTCAACTACCGCTGCAGTCTTTGCTCTTGCATCTGTGAAATAAAGGTTAAGAGATCCCTCTGGGACCGCATCAGTAGAGGATGGACCTGCAGAGATTTCAACATAGGCAGATCCAGACCACCGATAAGTTTTGTTTGTATCTAAGGCAACATAGATTTTTCCAGTTTCACCAGTGACTGGGAAACCTGCTAGGTTTACATACTCCTCAACATCATCTACGTAGCTAGGCAAATAAGTAGAGTCAATCTTAGATGATCCATTAAGTGGACAAATTCCACTAGCTGCACCAATTGCAGATGTTAAAACATAGTTAGCTAGTTGACCTGTGACAAATGACTCTGTTGCTATGTTTGAGCTTGAGTATTTTGGAAGTGCCTGAAACTCCCACTCATCAGATGCATTTAATTTAAATAAAGAAACATCAGATGTGTTTGCAAAGTTTCTAGCTCTAAATGACTCATTGTTTGAGAATTGTACTTTTGATCCATCTACTGAGTTGCTTTTTAAACCACGCTTTTCAATTTGTGCCATAATTCCTACTTGTAAATAATTGTTATCTCATCACCAGTCTCTAGTAGTGGCGAGAGTCTTGATTGGAAAAATAAACTAGATCCAGTGACTGTAAAGTCTTGAGTATAAAATTGACTAATGCCATTCCAAACCAATTGCACCTCAGTAGGGGCAGTGGGTTCAACAGGGATTGTCACATAACCATTAACAATGTCTAGACTTGAGAGTGTTGCATAATATGTTGAGTTTGATAAAACACTTGGGACCACAATGCTTGGCACTGTTGCAGACTCAAACCCATCTGAAATTGTGACTATCTTTAGGGCCATTTAAAATTCCCTTGGTTTATATTCTATAAGATTAAAAGAAAAAGGGTTTTCTGTATAGTTTTCTGGTGTGCCCGAAACCCTTCCCACTGGATCCACATCTTTGCACCATCCCATAAATGAAGACTCTGAGAAAGTATAACCAGATGACTCAAGCTTTATGGTGTACTCTCCTCTCGGTAAAAGGAAAGGTGTTATAGAGATTGCATAGTAAGCATGAAAATAAGCCTCACTTAGACCGCATGATGACTTAATGTCTTGGGAAGTGAATGAGAATGATTTGATTAGTCCACTTGGACTATAGATGTTTAGATAGAATGTCCCTAATGGACTATTGTGACAATATAAGTGAGGCCTGATTGATGCAATATAAGATGATCTATCCACTGTTATTGGTTGATCTAGTGTAGTTATAAGCTCATCTACCACTAATCTGCTCATGTGCCTTCCATAAATGCAAGGCCAACATTCCAATAGTTTCCTGCTTGGACTGAAAAAGTAGGATCATCATTCAAATAATAATATCCACTTATTTTGTTTTCATCGTTTAGGATATAACTACCATTAAAGTTAATCCAAATCGGTCTAGTGAATGAAGCATAGTCTGTGATCTCAAAGATCTGATCTACCTCATCTTTGGTCATTGTGTTGATTGATCCACTTATTTCCTTTTGGGAATTAATCTCATCAATAAACTTTTGACCTAGTCTGTTTCTAGTCACTACCGCATTGTTGTTTTGCTTAAAATTTAATGGATATGTGAAGCAATTATTCTCAAGCTCTACCCTCTTGCCTATAAAGACCTTTGAAACCTCAACAGGATTAGGAGTATTAACAAAAGAGATCCTGGCAAATCTATAACTCTGGACCGATGTCCAGTCATAATTCACCCACCCATTGATTGGATCAATAGTGAGGACCTGAGAAACAGGTGGACTGATCCATGAGTCAACATTATTTAGCTGTATTGTGGCAGATGTGAAACCTATAGGATCCACCCCAGAGTCAACCAAGCAAACTGAGTCAATCTCCCTGATATCACCAAAGTCAAAAACAATGTTGCATGATGTGGTGGTAGATTGAAAGACTTTAGACCTGCGATCATCCTTTAAGTTAGATGATGGAAATTGTGCATTTTCTGATGATGGTGAAATCAATGCCTGCTTAATTAGATTGTCTGCGTAAAGTTTAACACTCATAATTACACCGCAAAACCAGAGGATCTTTCATCTCTCACGGCCCTTGCAATTTCCCTACTGTTAATTGAAACCACTGTCTGCATTGAGGCAATCTTTGCCCCTAAGTTTTCTATTGCGTTTATAATAGCATCACTTGATCCACCACCATTGGCAATGCTGAAAAGCTCTTTTTGCTGTGATTTATTTAGTATCATTTCCCCAGAGTTTACCTGGACAGGTACTCGATCACCTGCAAAAGAATTTCCTCCCACAATACCACCATTTGCAAACTTGGCTTTGTTGATCTGTGCCACCTGGGCAAATCCAAGAGCAATAGCAGATGCCGCAAAGACTTGAGGCAATGGCCACGGTGCCTTAGTAGCAAGGGCATTAGATGCCGCCTGCCAGGTGTTCATAACTGCAAGTGTAGATGCCAATGCTCTTTGCTCATTTGAGTTTTGTTTGGTTAATAGGATCCCTGCATTGAGGAAGTTTGAGGCAGCTTGAAATCTTATTTGCTGCATCTTTTGTTCTTCCTGTGCTTTAAACTGTTCTAACTTAGCAACCTGATCTGCATCTAGTTTCTTTTGAGCTAATGACTTTTGTTGACCTACTTTTTCAAGTGCTAAGTTTCTATTCACTGAATTGTTTATGAGTCTTGCCTTAGCTTCCTCTGCCTGAAATTGGATGTCCAATTTGGTCTGCTCAATAGATTGAAGCTCCACTAAATCCTGTTGAGTCATGCCTTGTCTTGCCGCTCTTTTCAAGATCTCAGCTTCATTTTGTGCCAATGTGTTTTGGTTTTCTAGATCCTGCAGATCCACATAAAATTGTTTTCTTTGAGCTAGGATTTGATCAGTGACCTTTTTGTCCTCATCTGCTCTTGGATCTGTCTTCCCACCTGTTTGTTGACCGATGGCAGATGTTTTCTGTGCAGATGTTTCAATCTGCTTATCTAATTTTTGTAGTTCAATTGTGATATTTTTAACTTTCTCAGCTGCTAATGGGGCATTATCAAAAGAGAATAATGAAGCAAAGAAACCTTTGTTTTTATCCTCTTGGACAACTGCCACATTCTTTTCTAGCTCTGCAGTCAATTGAGCATACTTTTCAGAGAGTCTTGTGATCTCAGACTCACTGTCAACAAATCCCTGGGATTGAAGCTCATTAGCTATTCTTGAGTCTGTGAAACCTTGGGTTAGTTCTTTGAACACACCAGTCAAAACACCCAAACTGCCTTTGACAAAATCTGAGTTTGTGACAAGACCACCTAGCTCCTCTTGTAGATCTGAGACTGCATTTGATAATTGTGTGATGGTACCTGTGTAAGTGGTGGTCTGTGCTTGGGCCGCACCTGCAAACTTCTCATTGATGATGTCAATGGCATCCCCTGCCTTTAACTGAGACTCTCTAAGATCACCAATTGCCCCGATATACTGGCCAAGTCTTCCTGCATTTCCTTGTAGTGTTTTGCCTAGCTTCTCTACATTCTCATCTAATGTCCCACCAAATGTTGCAGATAGATTTGCCGCTGCTCTAACTAGATCTTTTGCTTGGTCATTTGTTGCCCCAAAAGATTTTGCCAATGCCAATTGAGATAGGATTAATTCATCACCATAGACTGTTGTGGCCTGTAGTTCTGAGGCAAATGCTGAAAAGTCATCTACTGCCTGTTGAGAGAATTCACCTGTTCTTTTAAGTGCAACGGCCAAATTGTTTAAAGCATTTTCTTGCTCTTGGGCGGCTTGTATTGATCCTGCTATGAAATCTTTAACTGCACTTAATGCACCCTTAATTCCATCTGCTACCAATGAACCAATGGCAAAGTCTTTTGCAAAACCACCAAAGGCATCTGATGATGCTCTTTTAAACTCACTAAAAAAACTCTTGGCAGGTTTAGGATCAAAAGCTTTGCTTATGTCCTTTCCCATCTGCTCCATGTTTTTATTGAATTCTTTGACACCTGCTCTAAGCTCGGCATCATCAAACCCTAAAACTACTTCGACTTTGTTTTCTGCCATTTTTTCTGTGCCTTTTTATTCATCTCAATCTGATGCTCTATGGTTAGTCTTTCTATGATGCTCATGGCATCAATAAACTTAGCAGGTTGATCCATCAAGCTTCCTCTATATGGTAGCAACCCTTTTTCAAATTTACTATAGATAGAGACCATCTCTTGGCATGATGCACTCCAAAAGTTAGCAGGGCACCTTTTAAAGAATAGTTTATCCTCTGACTGAAAGATCTCTTTGTCTGACTGAATAGAGCAGGCTTTTCTCTTATCTCTCACCTGTTGAGAGTTTCTCTTTTTGCAAGGTCCACAATGAAACTCATTGTTATGGATCACATTGAATGTGGTGACTAACTCAATATAATCCTGATTTGTTATGCTTGAGATGTCATTGATTGCCTTATAAGCAACATCAAAAAGAGAGTCTAAGCGTTTCCCAGGTCAATCTCTTTGCCATTGATCTTGATAGAGACACCATCCATCTTTGACTTATTCCCAGTTAAGAAATTAAAGATAGGTAACAGGACTGAGTTTTCATTGATCCTGATCTGAGATAGAGCTTCCAATAATTCAGATGTGCAGTCATCAGTTAGATTTCCGTTAGCATCCTGGGCAATCTTATAATCCTGATCATCATATCCAATAAACCCACTCACTGATTTAACACCATATTTAATGGCCAGAAATGCCTGCTTTTTGATGTCTGCATATTCTACCCCACCATCTACCTTGATGCTATCCAGGATCTCTAATTTGTGTTCATACTTTAATGGTGAGACTGTGATCTTGTAGTCATTGTGGCACACTTCAAATCTGTCTGATGTCTTTGCTATCTTCATGTCTTCCCCTTGGTTTTTTTTCTATATTAAAACAAAAACCCCCTGCACATGGCAAGGGGTAACCAACTAACCAACTAACAGGGAAGACGGACCTATTAGATGAAGGATAGGAAGACAGTGTCACCACCATCTTTTCGATATGCTTTAAAACTGATCTGATCTGTGATGATCCCATCCACATCACCAAATGGGATAGATGTGACCTTTGCTTGAGGGATCCAGAAAGCCACATACTCTTTGCCTTCACCTGCTACACTTGTAGGATTGTAGGCATATCCAAAGATTGAAACATCATCATTGTTATTGAAAGCATCAAATCTTTCTACATCATCATCCTCTGCATAAGCTACGATCTCACCAGAGCAGGCAAACTGAGTAAATCTTGCACCGATCTTTCCAGAGTCTGAGCATGGACCTTTGATCTCTGATTTAGTATTTTCTAAGCTCATGCTTAATTCAGAGTAAGAAACCTTAACCCCATTGATCCATATACAAGCATTTAACAATACTGGTGGAAGTGCATCACCAGAAAAGTCTGGTGTATAAGCAGGGGATGCCACTTGCCTCTCAAGACCTAATCCCTCAACTGAGAAAGACCATGAAGGCAACTGTGCCGTTGACCAATTCTCAAGAGATGCAGAGATAGACTTAAGGCCTGCGATAGCTTCCTCAATTTCACCACCTGCATAATGTGTTGCCGAATAACTTACACCACCCTCATTGTGATAATAGGTAGTGTGCTTTTCAATCTCAACATTGTCAGATGGGGCACCATTTTCAAGGGCAAATGCTAGTGTGATGTTAGCAGATCCAGGTGTGCTATCAACTGCAGAGATAGGTCTTACTTCATAGGAACCTGCCTCTTTAACCAGGACTGAGTCACCCTTATTAAATGAAGCTATATCTGCATCCTCAATCTGAATGACTGTGGCAGTGTTGCCAGTCTTTGAAACCTTAACAGATGCTAACTGTCTTTTTCCACCTAGTAGGGATTTGAAAAGCAAGTCACCTCGTGGGGCAGATCCTGCAACACTTGATGCTTTATATTCAACAGGGATTGTGCCTGCAATATTCTTTTGACCAACTCTAGATGCCTCAACTTCAATTGTTGCACTTAGATTGTTTCTTTCAATTTCATCTCTTGTGTAATTAAACTCAATGCCATCCTCAAGAACTTCCACCGCATCAGATGCAGATGTAGGGGCAACATAAACACCCTCAGTCACTTCCTCTTTAAGGAAAACACTTGATCTACCTTTAACTAATCCAATTGCCATTTTCTTCCCCTATGTTGTTTCTTTTCTATATTTAATTGAAAAGCTTGCAGTTAATGCCACTGTGTTATTATCATTATCAATCTCAGGACTTGAGATGTCCACCACCTGGACCACCAAAACCTTAGCAAGGCCAAGTCTTCTCTGGAATAGTTCTTTATAGAGTGACTCAATGTCATTGTGAATTTCCAGGATCTTATCTTGTAGGTTTATGTCACTGTCATTTTTTGGACTATATGCATCACTTAAGGTTACGTCAAAGCTATGGTCCAATGTGATTGCTAGTGTGGATCCTGAGACATTAGATGCAGATTGTGGTGTTATGGCATAGATCTTTTTAGACTGTTTCCTATTGTTTAAATATAGGTCATAGACAAAAGATGCCTTTTTATATGTGGGCAATAATGATTGGATGTTGATCTCGATTGCATCCACAATCTCTTGCACTATCATTGTCGGATTATCCTGATTGATTTAATTGCATTTTT